TGCTTTTATGCATGCATCTCTCTTAGCTATAACTAGTATTCTGAATATTCCACACGTCTTGTTATACCTTCTCGCTTTTCTAGAAAAATAATATCACCTGTAACAGCTTTTAGTGACTCTTTTCTATGAGAGATAACAATAGTACACTCATCTAGCGATTCTACACGCTCTTTTAAAATTTCCGTTATAAGCTCAATACCTTTGTCGTCAAAAGATGAATCAAACAACTCATCATATATAGCAATATTATAGCTTACACCACCCTGCAACCTTCTAATATCTGAAAACGCAAATAAACATGCAAGATCAATAGATTTGCGCTCTGCACCTGAAAAATTAAAGTACGAACATATCTTATTCTTATCATTTACAATTTCTTCCTCAAAATACTCATTAAAAACACAAGTAGAATTAGAATCAAGCTTCTTAAGATAAAAATATAATTTATTATTAAGTAGTTCTAGTAATTTATTTACAATATATGATTTTACACCTTCTTCTGATACAACAAATTTAACAATATCTAACTTACTTAACTGTTTTGATATGTCAGACACTATATTATTAATTTCTGTTTGTCTACTTTCCGTAATATTAATAAGATCATCAAACTCATTTGTATCATTATTCAATGATTCAATGTCAATTTCAAGCTCTTCCTGCCATTTTGTAAGCTTATTGATATTATCTTGTAAATTTTTCTTCGACTGTAGCTGTAAGTTAGCGTTATTAAGTGATCTAGTTGTTTGTTGAATAAGGTCTTTAATTCTAGTCTTAAGATCTTTTGCATCTTGAACCTTAGTAAGTAGAATTTTAACATCTGATACAATTTGCACAATTTCTTCTTTAAGCTTTTGCTTTTCTAATTCAATTGTCTCCTTATCGTGATCTTCGATTGAACGCAAACACACTGGACACTTAGATTCATCAGTACCAATCTTTGTGTAGTGTTCCTTTTTATGATTAAGGGTCGCTTTTTGGGTTGTACTCTCTTCAATAAGTGTAGATATCTTATCCTCGCAAGTAGATAACTTTGTTTCAAGGTCAGATATTTGCTGTTTATATTTGTCGATACCCGCACTATCAGTCATCTGATTAATCTGCCTAGTAAGATCGGCTATCTCTTGACTATTATTACACTGTCTCTCAAGGTATAAGTCGCGTTTCTCTTGTTTTTTATCTAAACTACGCGTTTTTTGTAAGTTATAACTTGTTAACGTCGATGTTACTTCGTCTAATTTAGTGTTTTGAACATCATATTCCTTTTTAATATCGTTATACTCAGCTCTAAGTATAGAAATCATTTTACTAAACACTTCCATACCAAAGATATCTTCAATAAAACGTCGTTTTTCCGCTTTATTCTTAGCCATAAAGGGTACAGCATTATTAACTGTCATAATAACACAGTTTTGAAAGATAGCAGGCGATGCACTTAACACTTCACAGATGTACTTCGTAGTATTAGCTAGACTATCACGTGTTTTATCCACACCATCCTTATAAACTTGTACTTTAGTAGGTGATAAAGTACGAATAATATGAAATTTGTTGTTTCCACGTGGTGAATCCACCTCAAACTCAAGCTCAACCTGTGTTTTACCTCCTGTAATATTGTTAATAATGAGTTCTTTCTTGATTTCACGTAAAGTTTCACCAAAAATCGCGAAATATAGTGCATCCGCTACTGTTGACTTACCAACTGCGTTCTTTCTTTCAGGTTTATCTATGTTTCTACCTGTAATAACATGTAATCCTCGTTTAAAGTTTACAACAACAGGCTCCTCCCCCACAGAAAGGAAGTTTTGAATAGCGATTTTTGTAAAATTAACAGTTTTCATAGTATACACTTACTGTATAGATCAATAGTATAATCTAATACATCCTTTTTATTCTCAATTTCAAGAAGATTTACGAATTCCTCAATAGCCTCAGATATATCAATGCCTGACAGGTCTTTTTCTCTAATACCGTTAGTAATTTTGTTATAATTTATGTCATAATCAATAGATAAGTTCTGTGACCGTAGCTGGTTCAGCTTAGTTGTTAGTGTAATTAGATCTTCCTGTGATATATTACGATCTATCTTTAATTTAACAATATTATTAGTGAATAGGTTACGAAGTTCAGGTGTAATTGTTTCATAACTCACTAACTCACTTAGACTTATCTTAATATAATGAGGTGAAACCGTATTTTCTGTAAATTCATACTCTAATGTATCTAAATCTAATATATAATAACCTTTATAGTTACCCGTGTCGCCGAAATCCATTTGAAACGGGTTACCTACATACAAAATTGTACCAGCTCCGAACTTTTTTTCATGTCTAATATGGAAATGCCCTGATATAACAAGATTACTACGTTGAAGTAAATCTTTAATACGCATTCCTTCCTCACAAACCTTGTAAGAGTTCATTTTAAACGTTTCGATCTCAAAATGACCGAAGATCACATCACTTTTAGGTATTTCTGATACGCTAGTATTCCAGGGACATAATGTTATCACACGATCAAATGCTGTAAACGTAACAACCTTATTAAAAATCGTGACATTATCACGATTCTTAAAAATAGAAAGAGAATTTACATCAGTTCTATGCTTATAATACACATCATGATTACCTGTAATGGCAATTAAATTAAATTCTTTAAATATATCCAGTATATCCGCTGATATTTGCAAGGTATTTACAGAAATCTCGCTACGATTATGGTGCCAATCACCGCAAAATACTATATCTTTAATGTTTTGTCGTTTAAACTCACTTACAAGCCAATTAGCCCATGTAATTGCTATTTCATGCCATTGTGTACTATTAGTATGTACACCTAAATGTAAATCTGATACAATTCCTATACGTGGCTTATTAATCTTGATCATATTCTTCATCATCATCCGAAATAGGTTTTACATAAATATAAGCTCCCCCATTTTCAGGATCAGTCATAATATCTTCATATAATTTTTCGCGATAATTCTTTTCAGCTTCATGATGTCTTTTTTCTTTTTTAATACGATTAATAAAAGCATTAAAAGCAATTGTAGTAAAATAAGAAAAAGGATTAGATTCTGTATCAAAACTATATTTTTTACGTGATAAGGCTGAGTACATTTTAATAAGAGCGTCACCAACCATATCATCTTTATATGTATAATTAATAAAGTTACTATTATAGCTTAATCCGTAAGCTATTTTTTTAACATTCTCAGCTAAGTCATTAGTTAAAATGTCCGAATCATAAAATCTCTTAAGAGAGTCTTTAAATTCCTTTGGACTTATATAGTAATCAGCTTTGGACATATAATCATTCTATTAGCTCTATTAATAAAATCAATACAATTTTATTTCTTTTTCTGAATAAGCTATTTTTTCCTTTTTATAGATCTCAATACGCTTCTCGCAGTGCCTCTCACCATAATGTAGTAGATCGCACAAGTCTATAATGATTAATCGGGTTTTATTAGCGTGTAACCGCAATCCACGACCAATAGACTGTACAGTCCGTATGAAAGACTTGCCGCCAGCAGCAAAAACAATGTTATGAAGGTTTTTTATATTAACCCCCGTGGAAAATATAGCACTAATAGCAATACACACGACATTATCATTACTTTCCATGATCTTTTTAACATTTTCACGTTCTTCAACATCAATTTCACCACGAATAAAATAAATCTGTCTGTCCTTACACATATTCGTCAGTGTTTCATATAGATTCACACCGTGTTTAATGTGATTTACAAGAATTAGTGTATTATTTGCTAGTCTACTACACAATTTTGCTATTAAATCGTTTCTTTTCGTGCTTTCGTATATATAATCTAGTTCATTTCGGTAAGCACTGTCAGATAGCCGCGGTATTTGTACGTTACCATGATCAATATTAAGTATTTTTACCTCAACATTAGTTAAAAATTTTTCATTTCTAAGTTCGGAGCTTGTTTTTTCATATAAAATAGGGCCCAGCTTACCAATAAGAAACCATTTATCCTCGTTATTATCAGGTAGAGTACCTGTAAACCCATAACGATGTCTAGTCTTAATTTTTGTAATAACTTTACTAATTTTACTTGATGATTTAATTTTATGGCACTCATCTACTACAAGTAAATCAATATATTTTACCCAATCTGACTCACTGAACCGTGATAAGAGAATGCCTATATTACAAATAATGACATTAGCAGCTAGATCAGGCTTAATCGTTCCGGTCCACATAGTTACACTATAGTTTACACCGCAATCAATAAACTCCTGATATGTTTGTGACACAAGAGATAAGTCAGGTACTAACATAATACACTTAAATGTACTTTTATTATTACTATTACGATAAAAATTCTCTATAAGAGCAGCTGTAGTAAGTGTTTTTCCAGCCCCTGTACCTAAAATACACGTCCCCCAACCTAACTTAAGTGCTTTTTTGAGTACATCAGCTTGATAGTCTCTTAATTCTAAATTAAATTTAGTGTAGGCTTCATTTTCTGTACCAATGTGTAACGCTTTTGTAAGATTATCTGTAATACTAACATTAAGAATAATTTGTTTTTCAATTAGATATTTTCTAATCTCCCAATAAAGGCCAATATCGCACGTACCGGTAGGTGTAATTACATATTTTCTTGTCGGTATTCTGACTCCACGCGTTTTAAACCTTCGTTGCATGAAAGACGCATTTTTATTTTCAGTACTAAAATGCTCACGTAAATTATCAAAAGTAAAACTGTCATCACACCGTATTAAAAGCTTGTTTGTAGATTTATTATAGTCTAATTCAATCATAACTGCTCCATTTTCATAATTTCTAAAATATTTTTGATATCAAACCCCATACCAGCCATTATCTTTTCAACTTTTTCAAGATATTCTATGACAAACTCATAATCTCTCAGCTCGTTAGTAATATTTTGCAGTTCTTCAGAGGATTCAGCTGCTATTTCAGCTGTTTGTTGTGTTACTCTTACAGGAGCTTCATTAATAATACGTTTAGCAATAGATTCTTTAAGAGATTTCTTACGCTTAATTAGTTTATAATGTGCAATCTTAGCATCAATCAATCTAGCTGCCCAGTAATGCTTACGAGACGGCAATTTTAACTGAATATCTTTAATATTGAAATCATTTATTACAAGATCTTTTCCAATCTCTTCTCTGTATCGCTCTATCAAATCCACAAAGTTATTATAAATACTTTTATATATGAAATCAACTGTAACTATTGAAGAAATTTATCAAAGATTAGTTGAAATGGATTCAGCTGGTGTTTTGGGAGGTAGTGCTGAGGGATTTAGTCCGAATAACCCTACAAGTAGTGATTTTTATGCTCCTGGTGACGCTAGAATAGCTACACCTGACAAGTATATACGAACAAGGTCGGGTGTTTTACAACGTAAACGCAAAATTAAGCGTAAGACGAAACGTAAGAGTAAGAAATAATGGACTTAGGTCACTGGATCACCCTTGTAAATACAGCAGACGGTAATATACCGTATGGTTTTATATATAAAATTACATGCTATACTAACTCTAAGTCATATATTGGTAAAAAACAATGTAAAACTATTTTTAAACGTAAGCCATTAAAAGGTAAGCGCAATAAAAGACACGAAGAACGTGAAACAGACTGGAAAACATATACATCCTCTTCACGAGAGCTTAATGAAGATATAATTACATACGGAAAAGACAATTTTAAATTTGAGATTTTGCGTTTCTGTAAATCAAAATTTGAGTTATCTTATTTTGAGACTAAACTTCAATTTGAAGAAGAGGTATTACTACGAGATGACTATTACAACGGAATCATTAACCTACGGGTCGGAAAGCCTAAAAACGGAAATGCTTATAGATCACAAATTACTGAGGTATAACATTAGGTTAGTTAACTTTGATTACGTTCTTAGAGAGATATTTAAAAAATATAATGCGGATATTAGCTTATACGGTATTCGTAATGACTTTAAATATAAGGACACTCAAAAAATCTTTATAAATGCATTAATTATAACACTTTGTGATCGTATTAAACTAATGGCTCATAGAGAATCAATTGCTATATACGTTAATCGTAATACAAGGTTTATACCTAGTGAGGAATTTGATATTATTTTTAATTTAATACACATAACTTTAAAAAAATTACCTTTTCAATTTATAATTAGTGATACTACAGTTGATTTTTTTATTGACGGAATACATAACAATGTAGTTGATAAGGTGGTATTACTTGAAACGCAATTACATTATAGTAATAACTTCGATGTCCTTAGATTTTCTTTTAAGAATTTAATTAAATTTTTAAAATCGTATGATCTATGTTACCTTAATGATGTATACTTTAAACATATAAGTAACAAATTGTTAGTTGTTAGATAAATATAGACATGAATAAGTTTCTTAATTTAGTGGAGAATAATCTACCTCCACAAGATCTTGATAAAAACAGAGAAGTACTACGTAATTTACAGCAACTTTTTAGTAAAGCTGGAATAACTTCATCTTTAAAAACATTTAGTGACACAGTGACCGTCACTGTAGGTGATAAGATTATCGATTTAGAGCTTAAACATATTTCTCAAGCTTCAGAAGAAGAAGCTGAGGATCCTGCATCTACTATTAAAGCAATTACAGCTATAGCAAGCTTACCAGATCAGGGACTTGGTAAACAACTTACGAGTAGTACCGCTCGTAAGTTACAAATGGCTAGGCGTAATATGGCTTCTGCAGCAGAAAAAATATCGAAAGACTTTCTAGCAGCAGCAAACTCAACACAGTAAGTATAATTAAATGAATAAGGTAAAAACACTATTTAAAAGGTATTATAGAATACTCAACGAGCAAGAACCTGCACCTGCTCCAGAAACTGCTCCAGCTCAAATAGCACCACCGGCGGCTGCTGGACCAGTAGAGCCTGTAATTAAGCCGATGGATGTAAATGAAAAGAAAGTTATTAAGATCTTAACAAATGCATTCATTTTTGATAAGACTCGTTTTGATAAGAATAAGCGTAAGTATATTGATAATAAGCTTGCTGAAATACAAAACGCTATAAACGTACCTGTAGCAGGTATAATAGATGAGATTAAAAAAATAATAAATCTGGATAAAAGCTTATATATAGAATCAAAAACATTAAAATTATTATCAAAATATAATTTAATGTTAGAACAACCAGCTGATGCTACTGAGCCTCAACCAGGTACAGAACCGAGCGAATCTACAGGTTATCAACCTACTACACCTAACGTGGACGTTAACAGCTTAACTCTCGCTGAAATATTTCAGTCTGAGTATAAGGAACTTATTATTGAAGCTTTAAATCACATACCCAATCCTGAAGAAATAATAACCCTAAGAACCGTTGTTAGTGAATTTGGCGAAACGGATCCAGAGAGAATTAAAATAGCTATTAAGGATTTGCTCAATCTTAGCGACGATACTAGTTTATCAGACGAACAAATAGAGAGAAGACGAAAAAGTGATGGCTCAATCGACGACGATAGCATCGAACAATATCTAGCAAATGCGTAACAAACAACTAGCTAATATATACAGACAACAAATATCCGAAGCAGGTAAAGTTGTTCCTGATAGATTTATTGTACGTGAGTTCAATACAAAAAAGGATGTAGAAAAAGCTGTTGTAAATGCCAACCCAGATGTACGCGGCGGATCAGGTAAAAAAGGATCAATTAGATTTCAGCCTATTAAAAAAGTTGAAGATAAGGAGCAGTTTACTCAAGATTTCTTAAAAACCCTCGATGAAATCAATCTTATTATAGTCGGTTCAATTTTACCAGGCGATCCCGATTCACCATCCGGTAAATTTCCTTCATATATAGTTAAAGATGAAGTATCAAATAATGAGTTTACTATTACTCTCGGGGGTGGTAGTTTCTCGAATGAAGGTATGGAGTACGAGCGACGCCTATTAGAAGAGCTCGAGCAATATTTTGATAATAAAGAAGGAGGAGCTGATAAACCATCTTTTTTAGATAAGCTTGAGAGTGCTCTAGATGTAGAGTTTGATGGTCTCGATAAAACGCAAACATTCAGTAGACGTGTAAAAAGGCCGTTAACGAGTAAAGGTCCTGAAGATAAAGGAGATGAAATTTCTGATATCACCCTTATAGATACTAATAATAAAAAATACTTTATATCACTTAAAAATATTGGCGGTAAAACAGTATCAAATGCTGGTGCTAAAGGTATGTTTGGTATTGAGGATGATCAAGTTAAATTTACTAATAAGGAGAAAAATAATATAGGTAAAGATCTTATGGAAGCTGGAGCTGTTAATATTAAAGCAGCAGTTCGCGGTCTTGAAGATTATAAAGAAAAGGTACAATCAGTTCCCTATTTAACAGAAACACACGACGTTACAGATAAGGCGGATAAAGATGAACTATATAAGTTTCTTGGATCAGCATTTGATTACGGTTATATATATGTAAAACAAAAAGACAAAAAGGATAATCTTGAAATAGCTGATGTAACTGATGAGGATAAGCTTAATGAATTTATAGGTGATATAACCGAAGTTAAAGTCAAATATCCTTATTATATTAATAATAGGAGATCGAGAAAAAATATATCTATAGTTATTATTACTGATAAAGGTAATTATAGTTTCGATATAAGAAATGCTTCAGGTGGATTCTTACCTAATCAAATCAATCTTGTACGTACAGGATCTGCTAAAGATATAAAACTTCAAAAAGCTAACATTTCTAAAGTAAATACGGGTAGCTCAAATATAGAAAACTTACTATGATAGATTTTAAACATTATTACCATGTTATTGTTGAGGGAGGAAACGTGTTTAAGCAAAATCCTACTACACGTATACAGTTAGCTAATATCAAACCAACGGTCGATATGCTCTCAAATATTGTTGGTATTAATCTTAATAGATGCTTATTAGGAAGTACTGGTAAAAGAGAGTCTTCCGGAGATTTAGATATAGCTATTAATAGTCAAAAATATACAAAAGATGAGTTAACAGCAATATTAAAAAATTGGTGTGAAGAGCGAAATCTTAATCCTAAAGATTATATTGCTAGATCAGGTATAAGTGTCCATTTCAGAACACCTATTAGAGGAGTTAATGAACAGTATGTACAAACTGATTTTATGTTTGTACATGACATTAAATTTGCTCAATTTGTTTTAGCTAATGATGAGGTATCTCCCTTTAAGGGAATGCATAGAGCTATTGTACTTTCAAATCTTGCTAAAAATATTAACTGTAGGTGGAGTGGTATAAACGGTATTACAGATAGAGCTACAGGAGCTGTAGTAGAGAGGTCGGACCCGGATAGAGTATCGCAAATTTTACTTGGTGATCCAAGTGCTAGAGAACGTAATCTTAAAACAATTCCTAATATTATGTCATCTTTATATAAGAGATACAAAGATGTTAATATTGTTCTAGCTATAGTAGCAGATGCAAGGTGGACTATTTTAAAGGAAGGTATAGATATTGCTTCTTTACTACCACAGCAAAAATTAACAGAGAGTACAACAGCAGAAGGAACGAGAGTAGGTGTACAACATCTTTATTCAGAGTACAAATCAGATCAATACTCAATGAGTTTTGAGAATTTTGTTAATTTTATAAATGTATTAGATGATTCGAACGGTGTCATACAACCCGGTAATTCAAGCATATCTGAAAAAGCTGATGGTTTGAGTGTAAAGTTCGGTATCACACCAGAAAATAAGTTTTTCTTGCAAGGTAGTTATTCGGGCCCTGTAACAGACGGTAATTTTACAGAAAAAATAAAACATGCACCTACACGAGAAGCATTTGAAGTTAATTTTAATAAGATTAAAAAAATAGTATTCAAGACATTAGATCGCTACAAAAAAGATTTAGATCTAGACGGTATACGTGTTCAAGCTGAGTGGCTGTATTCGCCGTTCGCTTTAACGCGTGAGGATAACCCTAACGTAGTTTATTTTGTAGCTACAAATTATGAAAAGGATAAGTTGGGTGTATGGTCAACATTCCCTATTATTAATATAACAGATTATCAAGGTAACGAGTTACCAGGTAATATAAAATATGACATAACAAAGAGTCTAGTCGATTTATCTACTAAGGATGTAAAGTTTCTTCCTTTAGATATAGAAGTATTTAATCCTATTAATTTATCGAACGAAATGAACTTAGCTGAACAAGAGTTGAATAATTTTTATTCGCAATACCCCAACTATGCTGAGATTTTAAATAACCCTTCAAGAAAGCAAGACGATCAACGTGAGAAAAAGGCATTAAGGCAGCATATAACTAAAGTATTACTTCCTATACAGAAGAGAATGCACTTAAAGATCTTAGATGAACTTAATAAATTAGCTGGTAGTCTCGGTGAGTATGAAGGCCTTGTAATTAAACTTAAGGGATCTGATGGTAACCCGTTTATCTTTAAAGTCATATCACCTACATTTCATAAAAACAAAGGAAGAATATGATTAATTTTAAACAATTTCTCGAACAACATCAAATAGAAGAAACTGTAGCAGTTTTTCCTGGAGGATTTAAACCACCTACTAAGGGTCATTTTTTAGCATTTCAAGAACTCTTACAAAATGCCAGTAGAGGTGTTGTATTTATAGGTACTAATATACGTGATGGTATTGATCAAGACATGTCATATCAGATATGGTCTATATACGCACCGTATCTTCCTAAGCCTGTTAGAATAGAGAAAAGTATGGGATCACCAGTTAAATCTACCTATGATTTAGCTAAAGAGTTTCCGTATACAAAAATTATTGTAGGGGCTGGTTCAAAAGAAAAAGATACGAGATTTAACTCTTTTGAAAAAAATCCAGATACTTACCCTAATGTTAGTATTAGTCGTATTGATATGCAATCAGGTGGTATTAACGGTACAGATGTTAGAGTGAAATTAATAAATAAGGATCCAGATGCTGTAAATTATTTTGTACCTCAACAAATAAAAGAAACAGATAAAGAAAGAATAAAGAGTATCCTAGGTATAGCATAAATAATGTTATGCTAAAACGTAGAGACCAAAATTTGTTATCAGAAGCTTACGGTCAGGTAGGCGGTGGTGATCTAAGTGCTCCGAGCCTTATGGGTAAGCCTGTTATGATAACAATGGATATGCCTGGTGCAGAAGTATCAACAGATAGTAGTGATCATCATGAAAATGATCCTAGTGAAATTGAAATGGCATTGTCTGAGTTGCATAAGCTTACAGAGTATGCTCCTAAGCTAAAAGAAATTGTTGCAGATTTACCTTCCCTTGAGGGTTGGGTATCATCTAAAATAACAAAAGCATCGGATTATATTTCTTCTGTATATCACTGGCTTGAGTATCAACAACACGAGGGTTGTGATGGTCATAATCAAGACATGTACAATATGGGTAGTGAGGATTCAGGTTGTGAATACGCAAAACAAGGGTGCGCGTGTGGAGAATGTAAAGCCTGTACTCATGATTAACTTTAAACATTTTTTTGAGAAAACAGTTATAGGCCTTATCGAGGAGATGGATATAGC